ATACCTTTGATAAACCTGCTTGGGCTCAGTATCAAGCTTATCAGTTAGGTATTCAAAAAGCTTTCTCTAAACTATATAATCTTATTCCTGACCAAGGAGAAAAATAATGAGTGAAGAACAAGTAACACAAGAAACCGTTGAACCAACTACCCAAGAGGCTCAACAACAAGATACCCAAACTAAACCATTTGAGATTCCGACAGAAGCTCAAGATTTGGTAGGTGAAGGTAAGAAGTATTCTAGTGCAGAAGAAGCGTTAAGATCTGTACCTCATGCTCAACAGCATATCAAAACCCTAGAGGAAGAGATGGCTCAATTGAAAGAGGAACTAGCTAAACGTAAAACTACACAAGAACTTCTTGATGAAATAAAGTCTGGAGTACAACCTGTAGAGAAAACCACTCAGGAGGTTGGATTGAACCAAGATAATATTATGGAGTTAGTTAATCAAACTCTTAAACAAAATGAACAGAAAAAAACTGCTCAAGCAAATGCTTCTCAGGTAGCTTCTAAGTTTTCTGAGAAATATGGATCCAATGCAGAAACTGTTTACAATAGTTTAGCTAAAGATTTGAATCTTACTCCACAGAAACTAAATGAGCTCGCAGCTACATCTCCTAACTTAGTATTAAGGTTAGCTGATTTAGAACCTAATGTTAAAACTAATGTATCTAAAACTTCTAGTTCTGTAAATACAGAAGCTTTAGCGCAGAACAAAACTCCACAAGAGTTATCTGCAAGGGTTCCGAAAGGTGCTAAAACTAGTGACTTAGTTAATGCATGGAGAGCAGCAGGCGAGAAAGTTAAACAACAATCTTAATTTAAGGAGGGCTTATAATGGCTCAAAATACTACAAATACTAGTGCGTTTATTGAATCGCAACAGTATTCACAGTTTATCCTTGAAAACTTACATGACTATCTGTTACCAGAAGGTATGTATAGAGACGTTTCTGACTTCGGTTCAGGTACAACTTTAAACATCAAGACAGTTGGTTCAGTAACAATTCAAGATGCTGCTGAAGATACACCTTTAGTATTCTCACCTATTGACACAGGTACTATCAATCTTTCTATCACTGATTATGTTGGTGATGCATGGAAAGTTACTGATGACCTACGTGAAGATGGTTCTCAAATCGACACATTAATGGCGATGAGAGCTCAAGAATCTACACGTGCTCTTGGTGAAAATCACGAAACTAAATTTTTAAGCGTAGCTAATGCTGCTCAAACAGCTGCTGGTCTTAACTTAGTAAATGGTAGACCTCACCGTTGGGTTGGTTCTGCTGCTTCTAACGCTAGAACAATTACATTACAAGACTTCATCTCAATGAAATTAGCTTTTGATAAAGCTAACGTACCTGCAGGTGGACGTATTGCTGTAGTTGATCCAGTTGTTGAAGCTACATTAAACAGCTTAACAAACTTAGTTAACGTTTCTAATAACCCAATGTTTGAAGGTATGGTTACAGAAGGTTTTGCTCGTGATCATAAATTCGTAAGAAACATTTTTGGTTGGGACGTTTATACTTCTAACTTCTTACCAACATTAACTGCAACAGAAGCAATCAATGCATCAGCATATGGTTTAACATCTGAAACAGCTGCTGTTGGAGATAAAGCAAACATCTTTATGTGTGTGGCTGACGATACATGTAAGCCAATTATGCATGCATGGAGACGTGCTCCTCAAACAGAAGGTTGGAGAGACAACGAAGAAAGAGCTGACAAGTTCCAAGTAACTTCACGTTTCGGTTTAGGTGCTCAACGTGTAGACACATTGGGTGTAATTTTAACTCATCCAACTAACTACTAAGGAGACTATTATGGGTTACGAAAGTAATACAGGTTTAGGAGTACTAAACCACTATGGTCCTAGAGAGACTAATGAGAAGTTTGGCGGTCAAGCTAAATCTACAGGTAAAGTTAAACGTGTAGAATACAAATTCTCATACGATGATCTCCCTACATATGGATCAAACGGTTTAGAGTATGTTATCCCAGCTAATGCTACTATTGTTTCTTCAACATGGAGAACAAATACAGCATGGGCAGGTGGTACATCTCTAAATGTAGGTTTATATCAATCTAACGGTACAGTAATTGATGCTGACGGCTTAGATGCAGCTATTACTCCAACAACTGCTGGTGCAGTTATTGTAGGTAATGGTTCTCTAGTTGGCGCAAGTATTGGTGCAAATGCAGGTGAATTAACTGTTGCAGCTACTGGTACTTACACAGCAGGTTCAGCTACTGTTATTATTGAATATATAGCTTAATTAGGTTAGGGGACTTCGGTCCCCACCTATTTTATTTTAGGAATTATAAATGACAGTACAACATAATGTTATTACAGATCCAGATATACATGAACCTAAAGGTGTAGCTAGTGCTACTAGTGGTAAAGTATATAAGTCAG